CGCTGTTTCTGCTGAAGCTCATAGCGTTTTTTATTTTCCTCGCTGTCAATTTTCAGATTGCCTTTTTCGTCCACATAGGGATTGCGTAAGCGTGGATCCCATGGCTTATGTGAATGCCTGCAATTATACCCATGCAATCCAAGCGGATTGTCAACCTTGCCCTGCCCGGTCGTCGGGTCAATGTCATACCCTGTGGATTCCAACAGATTAGGATAGCCCGTCTCGCTCCCTCTTATCCGATAAGCCTTACCTTGCCAGTCAGCATGAGAAGCAAGCGGCGGCTGTCCTTTCTGCGCCACTCTCGCCCCCAAATGCGCCGATACAAGGACATACTCAATTCCACCCTCAACTATGTATTGATTCGTCACTTGCGCCGCTGTCTGGTTCATGCTCGTTACCACGCAGCACCGCACCGCCGCTTCCAGCGTCCGGCGTGTACCGCTCGGATAATCAACATATATCCCCCGTCCTGCATATATATCTAAAATATCACACACCGCCGCTGAATAGCTTTGCACTCCTGCCGCCACTCTCAAATCAGCTTCATCAAGCATATTGATAAGATCAATCTGGCTTTGATTCATTGTAGTACGTGTCAGATTAGCCAGTTCTCCTAAACTCTTTTTATATTCTGCATCCATAACACGTATCACAGCCGGATTTTTTAACGGAGATTTTACAACATTATTCCCCATCCACTGCACCATGGATTCCTTATCATCTTCCCATGATACCATAACAGCTTCTTGCAGTATTTTTTTTAGTTCATACCGTGTTAATCCGGTCAATTTCGATAGCTTATTTTCTATCGCCCGTCTACTTTCTCCCATCTGCTTTAATTTCCAGATAAGCCGGTCGGCGGTGGCGGTCATTTCCCCGGCGGATAGTAGGCGGCGGGTTATGTCTTTTAGGATAAAGTTTTCCAACTCTGAATATAGCTGTAAAAGCCTATCCTCACGATTTGTAAAGTAGTCCGGCGGTAACATTACGCCATCTCCCCATTTTCAATCAATACAGACTGCCCACAATGCCAGCAAAACACTTTATCGTCTTTTACTGTATTTGCCCGCTTCTTCCATGCTTCATTATGTGTTCCGCATCTCGGACAAGTAAATTCATGTTCTACTGCCATAGGAATATTGTTACTTGTAGCACTTTTTACAATGTCAAAAGCTCTAAGTATTCTTTCAGATGGGCTTATCCCGATAAGCCTTTTTATTACTCCCAATGCTTCTAACTCTGTCATTCCCCTGCTCCTTTCCAGAAATATCTTCCACCGCTTCAAGAATGTTTTTAATCAACACATTCCAAGAATTTACTACCATGTTTGTACCGCGTATTAGCGGTTCAATAGTGTTGATGATGATTTCCATTTCCTCAATTATCATTCCCCTACTCCTTTCCTGCTGTCCTTTTGACTAAATCTATCCAAATGCACGCTCCACGCCAAAATCAAAAACTGTAAGCTGCGCCCTATGCTCCTGCAGTCTTTTATTTGCCAAATCGTAATAATATCTGTCCTTTTCAAAGCCGACATAATCTATTCCGTATTCCTCATAGGCTATTAAGCTACTGGCAGAACCAACATGAGTATCAAGGACTTTCCAGCCTTTTTCTATGTATTTCTGTGCTATCCACCGATAGAGATTGACCGGCTTCTGCGTTGGGTGTATACGCTTCTCATTCAGTTTTTTATTACCTTGCTGAATATGCCCTTCCTCTATGGATTTTCCCTGCATCATGCCATTCCACATATACCTAAATAGCCGTACAGAATCGTGCATACTGCAGTAAGCAATCTCACAGTCTGAAAAACTGCTGTCGCCGTTGCATTTATCCCATACAATACGGCCAGAACCAAAAGGATAATCAAAGTAGTTGCATCCCCATATAATCTGATGTTTTGAAACTCTGGACAGTTCTTCAAAATATGTTTTATCTGGAACACTCCACTCGTCAGACGGTTTATAATGTCTCTGTACTCCGATAGGGCTTACTGTCCGGCCATAATAATTTCGTTTTTCTGGCCCGCTAAAATACGGAGGATCAACCACCGCAATATCAAAATACTTGTCCGGGAACTGCGGCAAATGTTCCATGCAATCCCCGCAAATAAAGCTGTTCATTTCAACCATATCCATACCCCTTTTCCTAACCATTTATTATATTTTAGGGTATTTTTGTATGGCTGATGTACCATTTTAATCTCTGCCAGCGGTCTGTTTAACAAGCCGTACCCATTCGTCTTTGTGCTGCTGCTTCGCCTTTTCAAACCAATGGTCGCCCCGCTCTGTTCCTTCTGGATGATATTTTAACTTTTCGCCCGTCGGGTGTTTGCTCGGAGGGGAATACCAGCCAGTAATATTTCCTTGACTGTCTTTAATCGGGATATTGGGGCCGTACTTAATCCCTTGGTATAAATAATTCGCATACGGTACACCAACCGAAGCACCGCCCCATTGAATAGTGCCGCCGTATATTCCGTCCGGGTATTCGACACTTCCAATAAGCGCGCCTTGCTGGAATGGTATCAGAGGGTCGCAGTCAGCTACCACTTGCATATTCAGAAGTTTCTGTGCCTCCCGAATATTGCGGTCAATCCTATCGGTATTCAGTTGTACATCAACATTCCCTATGTGCTGTCTGATTCTCATAAAACTACTCCTTGCACTCTATACAGTTTGTTTCAATCTCCAAAAACTCCCCGTCCACAATTTCCCGTTGTGGCTTATTCAGAATTTTTTTGAAATCCATCAGAAACAATGCGACATCTATCTTGCTTGTTTCGCTATCCATCAGCATTTCAATAGCTTTATCTATACTGAATGATATGTATTGTATAAGATTCACTTCCTATTCCTCCCCAAACAATCCCTCTTTCGGCTCATTCTCGCTCTTAGCTTCTGCCGCTACTGCCTTTGCTTCTTCCTCGCTCATTCCCTCAAACTTGACATAATACAGCCAAAGAGGGTATTTACCAAGCGTCACATACTGCCAATGCCTTGCCCTGTCCTCTTCCCAGTTGTATGTTATATCGCCAAAATCATAATTGACTTCATACACTCCAACAGGTGCAAGGTTGTATATATCTGCATACTTATCCAGCGCATAGATAAGTCCGTCCGTAGCCGACTGGAAGCTGTCCCGTATCTGCTTTATGTACTGTATAGTCTCCCGGTCATCCGCTTCTACCTGCGTGGCGGTAACGTGCCCTGTCCTGCCATTCAACACAAATTGCCCCGTGCTATACCCACACTTCACGCCGACAAGGTTCAAAAAGTGGTCTATTCCGCTTAATCTGTCCGCTGTCTGTAATGCAGGGTTTACTTCGTGGTATTCTTCCCCGGTAGTGCTGCCGGGCAATATACGAACGTGCCGGGGTAATGCTTTCCCGGTCTTATCCACCGCACCACCGGGAGCGAACCGGCTACGCACCGGCCGGCCGGGTTCGTCAATCAGCATATCCCCCAGGAACGTAATTTTCTGACTATCGAATATTTCATCTTCTAAGCGTGTCCACGCAATATCCAGAGATTTCATCTCCTTTTGAGCGTTGGAGAAAATAGAAACGCCAAGAGGACTGCTCATATCAATATTATTAGACAGCGGCATTTTGAAAATGGAGAAAAGCGGCTGTTCTATATTCTGATAAGCAATATCTTCCTGCAGGTTCGCCCATACCGTCTCTTTTATGCTGCACTCCTGCCCGATACCATTCGCCCCGGTTGCCTTGTATGTCTTGTTGGTGATCCGGAATATCCGCACATCTTCCGACACATCTTCAAACCGCTGCCACTCTAACCGGGTATAATACCACTTATCCCCCGGCTCATGGTAATGGTCGAAGAATATTCCGCCATCAATCTTCCCATCCGTGGCGTGTGTCGGGCAAAAATCCCACGGCATGACATAATCTATGCCCTCACCATTTGGCTTTAAGATGATATGCCCAAACGCACACGCTTTCTCACATTCCTCATTCTTCATCCGTGCAATATAACTTCTCATAAAGCCATTGATCCAGTCCGCTCTTGCTGAACCCTCTACCGTGATTCCAAGTGCAAGCGTGGTAAGCCTTGCGGTCTCGTTGCACAGCTTCTTTGCAAAGTTAAAGGATTCAATGTCAATATTCCCTTTATCGTCTGGCAGTGTCCAGTCTGGCTTGCCCTGGTAGATATTCACCCAATCCGTCAGTGCCGCTTTCATCACGTCGCTTTCGATTGTCTCAACCCCGAATTTGTCCTGCGCTTCTTTCTGCCACAAACTGTCCCACCACCTTTTTATTGTTTGAATTATTCCCATTACGCACTATTCCCCCTACTTAATGCCATAGGACTGATTGCATACCGTGTCGCATCAATCCAGTGGTTGTTTTTATCGGGGTATGCCTGTATGACTTCCCCGTTTGCATCGACTTCCAACTCATACTCTATAAACTCTTTATACAGTCTCGGCGTTCTGCGTGGGTCTATAACGTGCTTTCGGCACTGCAACCACTCCATTGTATATTTCACGGAGCCGCCCCACTGGCTCATGCGTCCTACCTCTGCCGCCCTTGCCGGAAGTCCTTTATCCCTAAAATCAACCGTACTTTCGTTTTCGTCTGCTCCGCAGATAATTTGGTAATCGTCATATCCTTTTTCCTTAATCTGTGCCGCCATGTCTGCCACACGGATTTTACAGCCACCCATTTCATCAAGATAATACAGCGTTTCTTTGTTCCTGTTGTACCCAAGTCTGACAAAAGCTTTCGGGTCGGGATACCAACCCCAATCCTGCCCTTGATAGATTCGCTCCATATTGGAGATTTCTTCGTCTGTGATTTCTCGTATCTCAATAAATTCAAATACGGTCGTTCCAAGTCCGACAGGAATACCTAAATACTCATGTTGATAGGCTTTTATATTGGTTTCTTTTAGGTGTTCCGCATCATCTATAAATTGCTGTCCTAGCCAATCGCGGGGGACTGTCGTATAGTCCGATTTATGTCGCAGTGCGTCCGCTCGCGGCTCATTTACATACTGATTTGCCCAGTTTGCATTTGTGATAGGCGGGTTGAAACTCTTAAACACCACAAACTTACTGCCACCACGGAGTACCGACTGCTGTACGGTTCGGATTTCCTCAATCCCGGCAAACTCGTCCAATTCCTCAAACCAGAGATACTTAAAATATCCATGCGATACCTTTATGGACTTCGTTTTCTTTGCTTTATCTAGTCCACGGAATAATATCTTTTGCCCTGTCGGCTTATAAACAAATGAAAGAGGGCTGACCTTTGCCTCCCACAAGTCAGTTGCCCCCAGTGCGTCTATACCCCACTGTATCTGCTCATATACGGATTCTCGGAGCGTGACCGCATATTTACGGAATATAACTGCATTTGCCAACGGGTCTTGCATCATGCCAAGAGGTATCTCCACGCCGATAAATGATGATTTCGTACTACCCCTACCGCCGTAAAGGTCATAGTATATATGCTTGCCCTCTTGTATATCTCTATGAACATAATAAAATGCAGGGGCAATCAGTTCAGTTAATTTTACCGTCGTCTGTTCTTGGTATATCATCGACAATTGTTATAGCCTCCTGCGCCTTGATATCAATATTTTCTTTTTGGTCAAGGTATTGTTTTCCAAGCCATATCGCCATATTTGCATTTTTTTCAGCAAGCCTAAACTGGCTCCGGCGTAGACTTATTCGCCCCATTACAGCTTTTTCCTTATAAATGTCCGAAAAAGTCTTTTTGTAAGTCCTTTTACACCATGAATTAAGAGTGTCTTCGCAGCACCCAAAGCAAGAACAGATTTCTTTTTCAGTACATTGTATACCACACAACTTTTCAAACATATTTTTATCTATTTCAATTTTAGGCCTCCCTGTTCTCGCCATTGTGCATCACCTCTAATTCAAAAATTCAAATATTTCAAACATCGCTCTTGCTTTATCTATTTCTTTGTTTCTCAGTAATTTCCTAAAAGCAATCATCATTTCAATAGTTTCATAGTCTACAAATTGCGTTGCATTTGCTGACTTCCACCACCCTTCTACTCTTGGCAGATATTTGTTTATCCCCCACGTTGCTTTTACTTTGTTGTAATATCTCCACGTCTCGTAAAGTGCTATTAAATGGGCTTCAAACGCTTCCACTTCAGAACGGTTTTCACATTCAAAATACTGGATTTCCCAATTTTTTCCGATGCACCATTCATCACGATAAGCATGATCCATTATTCGCTTTTCTAAATCTGATTTGTATACAATACCGATATATTTTATTATCCGATCTTCTGTGTCTATGTATCTGTATACGCATGGTTTTGTGTTGTTTATTTTACCACGTCTTGTATTTATCCTTGCCATATCACCACATCTTTTCCACCTTTGCATAGGTTCTGATATTTCTTGTCGGGAGAGTATCGGGCGTAAACTCCCCAAACAGCGTATCAACGTCAAAATACTTCTCAAGCGTTGCCTGTTTGACTTTCGCGCTTGCAGACTGGAATTTGCTGCTGCAAGCCAGCTTAACAATATTATCCGCATCTTTTTCAGTTCCACGCCATATAATAGCCGATTGTATCACCGTGCTAAGGCTCTCCGTTGCCATGCTCTCAACTGCCCAAATAGAATTGCCCTGATAGAAGATATTTCCCTTATATCTCCCATGCCCTAATTTCTTTGCGATCATTCCACGGTAATTCATGTATGACATAGGTTTGCAGGCTAAAGGAGTTGCCGGCATTGCCCTAAACGGTGTGCTATGCAACAATATGCTGGTCTGTTTTTGCGTCTTTGACAATCCGCTGTCAACAATCCGTATATCCTCGACAAATTCCTCCCAATCCTCAAAGGTTTCAGTCGGATAGCCGATAATGTTGTAAAATTTGACCTGATGCGGTTTCTCGCACTTTGCCAAACGCTCCAAAAACTCACGCAGCATATCCCTTGTGATTTTCTTGTTGACCATGAAACGGATGCGCTCTGACAAGCCGTCAATAGCGGTAGTCCGCAACTTAACAAGGTCAACATCAATCCCGTTGTGCATATCAATCATGGCTCGCTCACGGTCAACACCGCCGTTCCACAATCCAGAATAGTTAAATTCCTCCTGCGCCGCCTGTTTCCTGTGCCATGTATAACCGCAGAATAGGCATTTGTGATTGCAGCCAATAACATCTTCGTGATATGTTTGCCCGTTATCAAGCTGTATGTCATATGGATATATGCTATCAACCTGATTGATATAATACAGCTTATCCATGCTGAAGCTTTTGGAAGATACTATATGCTCGTCAACGCACTCCTCGTTGTCCAGTATGGCTTGCGCCATCTTATCTTGTATGCCCTCCGCTCTGCCAAGCACAAAGTAATCAACGTATTGCAAGAATGGGCAGGGATTTAACACCCCTTGCCCTCCCACGCATACTTTGTAATCGCCTTTCTGCCATGTGACACGTTCCGCAATAAATTCCCACCAATCGCAATCAGATGTAACGCTGTACATTACCATGTCAAATTTATGCACCGTTGCCGCACTGCAATAGTCAATGTTGGAAAATCCGGCACGCTTCAGTATGTCGCATACAACCGCCATGCCAGCGTTAAGGCGCACATTATAACATTCTTTGCTATATGTCTGCTTTGCGTA